CCAGCACCTGGGCGTTGGCCTCTGGGATTACGAACTCGGGCTTGACCGTGAAGACGACATCATCCGGGTTGTAGCCAGTCCACTCAGCCGCGTAGCGCAGTGCTTGCTCGATGGCGGCCGCCGCGGTGATGACGATGCTGTGCAGCGTGGCGTGCTGGTCGTTCTGGCGCGTCTTGCGGGCCTCGCCCGATTCCGTGCCGGACACGTCCATGACCTTGGCGCCTGCCTCTAGGGCCGCGTTCTTCTGGTCTTCCATCGCAGTGCGGACGGCCTGGATGCCAGCGCCCTGGAACTCCAGATAACCGCACGCCCCCTTAGGCCCCAGATCCCAGGCTGCCGATGGTCCGGTTACGCTGAGTTCCACGCTCTCGTCCAGGCCGGACACCCACGGCTGCGGGTGGCTGGTCTGGTGCAGTGCGGTGAAGTAGTCGGCGCTGAGCTGGTACGACTTCAGCGCGGCCCGGGCCATGGTCAGCAGCGGGATCTCGTCCACGTCCGGGGAGTTGTCGGTGGATCCGCAGTAGATGACCGGGATGTAATCCAGGGCGCGCACCAAGTTGTTGCTGCCGTCGACAGTGCCCAGTGGGCGGTCGTCCTCGATCAGCTCGCCGGCCTCGTTGCGCACGCCAGTACGGCAGACCGAGCCGTCCATGTAGAACTCGCGATAGACCGTCTCGCATTCGTGGCTGTATCGATCCTGCTCCTTCCGCCTGAACTCGCGGAACACCGACAGCACCAGGTCCTGACGACCACCTTGGTCGGCGGTGTCCCAGTTGATAGCGTTGCGCACTGCGTAGGTGGCGAAGTACGGCTGGCCCGCGTCATCGATGTTGACCACCAGCGGCACCCGGCCATGGGAAATGGCTTGGCGCACGATCCGCAAGAACAACTGGGTCAGGCCGAATCCATCAGCCGTGGCGTTATCCTCCAGGCTTTTGAGGCCGGCGGGCAGCTTCACCTCGGGGATTAGACGAGAAACCAAACCCATCATCGAGCGCAGGGAATCCCGCACCCAGTGTTCGTACTGGGCCCTGGCGGTGTAGTTCAGGTACAAGTAGGCATTGCCCGCGCCGTCCAGCTTCTCGGCCTCGGTCATTCCGCTCGGTTTTGGCAGATTTCGCGGATTGCGCTTGATCGCGCCCTCGCCTTCCAAGGCGTCGTCCATCATCCGCCACTCGTCGATGTGAGCGTCGTAGTCTGGGTTGGTGGATTGAACAGGCATTACGCCAAACCTCCGATGCGGCGGGTGCCGGCGGACTGAGTCTTGATCGGGAACCGCTTGGCGATGAAATAGCCTGCGGCGTCGTTCATGTGGTCGTGCCCCTTCTTCGGGTCTTTGTCCGGCTCACCCTTGTCGGTGTAGGTCTGCCGCTCCAGGCATTGGGTCAGCTGCGGGCATTGGTCGATGTTGACCTTCAGGCGCCTCTCCCCGTAGGTGTTGAGGAACATGGAGTTGACCGCGTTGATCCGGTCTTTCACGCCGGGGTTCTGTGAGTCGACCACGACGGTGAAGCCGGCCTTCTTGAGCAGGGACAGGTCCGATTCGCTGGCGTTCTTGCTGCTGGTGTTCTGGCCGCTGGCGTCGGGGTACACGGAAACGCTGTGGCCGGAGAAGCGAACCTTGATCTTCTCGATCATCTCCGGGGTATCACGCACCGAATGGAACTCGTCCAACGCCAGCGGCAAGCCGTCGCGAACCACGTACACGACCGCGGCCATCTTCATGACGTTGAAGTCCATGCCGATGTGCACGGCCTCTCCCGGCTTGATGCGCTCGCTGGTGCGGCACTCGGCACGGTCGAAGGTGTAGTAGACCACCCCTGCGTAGTTCTCGAACCCTGCCTCGTATTCCTGGCGGAACGTGCGCGGGTCCATCTTGCGGCGAGCCGCGTCCAACTCTTCAGCCGGGACGTTGCCGCCCTGCAGCGAGGTGTACTGCCAGCTCTTGTGGTCTGGCTCACCACCTGGCTGGCCGTCGCGATAGGTGTCGTAGCAGTGGTTGAAGCCCTTCGGAGTGCCGATCCGCAGCGCATGTCCGCCCTTCCTCGACTCCCCGGTCTGGGGGATCGTGTACTGGCAGGTGGAGAGCATTGGCCTGAGCACTTCTTCCCAAGCCGCCCACGGGCAGTCCGCCCATTCATCCACCAGGACGAAGAACAAACCGGAACCCCGCAGGTTGTCGTAGTTGTCGAGACCGACCACACGCATGATATGGCCGGACTTGAGGGTGATCGAACATTCGGTCTCGTTCGGCCGGGTGGCGCGCCATGCTTCGGGGATGGCCTGCTTCAGCCGACGCCAAAAGACCCGTTTGGCCTGCTTGAACGTCGGCGCGCCGTACCAGATCTCGTCCTCGATGCTGACGCCCCACTCCGCCGCCAGCCGGGCCGCGCGGCGCATCTCCGCCTTGCCGAGGAAGGTCTTGCCGAATCGCCGCCCACACACCGCATCGCGGAAGCGCGCCTCAGGCTGAAAGCCCCAGACGTAGATGTTCGCCTGCTTCGGCGTCAACTTTACCGGCGGGTCATAGGTACGGGGTAGTCGGGACACCTTCGTCTGGCTCCAGCTTGTACTCAGCAACTGCGTGCTGCTGGTCCGCCTGGGAGCCCAGGGGCTTGTCGGGTTCGATCTTGCGGTTGACGTACATGTCGCCGCATTCCTTGGCGGCCTGCTCCAGCAGTTGGGCAGTCAGCGCCATATTCCTCATGCTCTCGGCCTTCTCAGCCATCCGACCCAAGGCACGCAATCTAAATGCACGATTGGCGATTGGGATCTCCGCCGTCTCCTCCCGGAAGCGCTTGCGAGTGTCCTCGAACAAGGTCCGCCACTTAGCTGCCAGGTTGGCTCCGGCGCGCTTGGTCGGGTCGTGTTGCTCCACCTGCTGGCGGGTCACATCGATGTCAAACTCTTGCTTTACAGCTTGTGAGACCTGGGTGGGCGTGTCGAAGCACGCTAAAGCCTGAACGATGAAGGCTTTCACATCGCTTTTCAGGGCTGCCATAGATTGGGTTCCGTCTCATGCCTGTCTCACATCAGGCCGACTTGAGCAGACAGGTTCCGCAGGCCCTCGAAATGTTGATCTTGGCCACCTCGGGCGGCCGGCTTGCAGCGTCGATCAGCTGCTGTACGTCATGGCTGGCACCGTAGCGCCTCACCACGCCAACGAATTCCTCGACGTCGTGGCCACGCAGGTAGAGCTTGGGCAGCCCGTCGCGGGTGAACTTGGGTGCGCCGAACTCATCAGTCGCTTGAGCGATGTGATAGAGCTCGTGTTCGACGAGGGCGCAGAACTCAGCGTCGGTGCACTGTGCGCAGTAGTCGGCGGCCAGGGTGATTAGGTAGTCGGGCTCCTCACCGAACCATTGCCGCATCTGCTGCTCTTGCCGGGCCTTCTGCCAGCCACCGGCGCGGAACATGAGCTGCTCGGCCTGCCCAAGGACAATTCTCCCCTGCTTCGCGAACCCGTTGGACGCCCACAGCACGCCGATGTTGGCGTCAATCAGGTGGGCATGCTCCGGGTTATGGATGCTGCCTGTGTCCGCAAGGATCTCGGCTTCCGCCCACTCCCAAACCTCAGGCGCCGGGCGTAGAGTCAGCCACAGCGATTCCAGCAAATCGGCCGGCGGCATCGGTCTACTCATAAGTCACGCTCAGCTTGATAACGGGGCAGGTTGACGCTATTGATGGCAATCCACTCATGAGCAAGGAGCCCAAGATGAACGAGCGCTACGCCGCAAAGAAAGTAATTACCGCAAGTGTGCAGGGGAACAGTGGCGGCCAAAACACCGGCACCAGCTCCACCTTTCATTGGGAGGTACAGGAAAGGTCTACAGGGCACAAAGTCGAAGGCCCCTTCGTGGGCCAGGCAGAAGCAGAGAATGCTTGCCTAAGGTTGAACTATCCTCGCCCTTGATCCTGAAGTGCCGCACACCTGCGGCACACCTACCTTGCCCCAGGAGAGCATATGGATTTTGACCGAGACGAGGCTGTAGCAATCAAAGCTGAACTGCAGCGATGGCATGACGAAGCTCGAAGTCTTATCAACGACGCTTCCGACAAGTCAAGGCTGTCCGGAACTAGCATCGACTCTCTCAAGTCAAGGTTTGTAACACTGAAAGCCGAGATTAAGGAGGCTGCAAAACACGAGACGCTTTCCCGGCGCAAGGCTGAGAAAACAGATCTCGAACGATGCTACTTTGGTCCCGCAGTCAGAAGCACCTCGGCGAACTTCCGCATGCGGACAGATACAAGTCCACACAGTGAGCTTTGGTCGAGAGGGCTTTTCGAAGTGGAGATGGAGCTTTTGTACAAGCTGCACAGTATCGAGAAACTGCTTAGCGACCACTCTTAGGTGCGCGCCACAAAACGGAGCAACTCTGTTTTGTGGCGCGGCTACGGACTTACCCGATTGAGGGCCTCATCAGCCTTGTCGGCGGCCTGGGTGGCGGTGGTCGCGGCTTTCGACGCCTTGGTTGCTGCGCTCTCGGCCTTCCGGGTCAACTCATCCAGGCGCTGGTCGCGCTCTGTTATAGCTGCATCGTAGGCAGCACGGATCTCGGCTACCTGGTGGGCCTGGGTACTGGCCATGGCCCAGTAGGCCGACTGCCAGCCGAGAACTGCACCACCTGCGATCAGCAACGCAGCAATCACCCACACCTCAGCCCGGCGCCACCAGCGGCGAGCAATGAATTCAATTGCGCACTTGTCCATCAGGCTGTGCCTCCAAGCTGGGAGCGAAGCCGGGAGATTTCGGCGCTCTGGGTGGTCACCTTCTCGGTGAGCTGGCCCACCTGGCTGGTGAGAGCTTCGATCTTCCCCTCCATCCGCCCTACGGCTGCTGCAAGCTCGTTGCGCTCCTTAGCGAACTGGTCGGCGCGAGCCTCGGCCAACTTGCGGGCCTCGCGCTCGGAGTCGAGCAGTTCATTCAGCCGGCGGACCGTGCCGATGTCGGCATTGTCCATGGCGCGGTCTGTGGCGTCCTTGGAAAGGAACTTGCGCAGCCACAGAAAGCCGCCCAGCAATACGGTGCCCGTTCCGCCCAGCCAGGTGGCTGTGCCTGGGCCGAGGTCGGTCGGGTCCATCCAAGATCTCCAGAAATGAAAAAGCCCGCACAAGGCGGGCAAGGGGAGCTACGCAGAAAATGTTAAATCTGGTGACTGTAGAA